ATTACCAAGATAAGAAGTCGCCGACTGACCCTGCATTCGTTGATCGGACACCGCTTAGTCCTCTTCGTAGTCTTGATTATCGATAACGGTTTCGTCAATTCGTTTATGAAGCATACGCTGAAGATCGGTGGTTGATCCGACGTATACATTATTCTGAGTCATCTGATTCGGCAACTGCTTCTGATCAATGAGTCGAACTTCTTTCTTTTTCTTTTGAAGATCCATCAGACGATCTGCGATCTCAGCATTCTGTTTCAGCATACCCGAGAGTACTTCGAAAGCTCGTGGATGTTCAGATTCGCGCGCAAGGTCGAGCATCAGATCAATAGCTTCGTCGCCCTTTTCGGCTAAGTTATAGTACCTTGCTCGAGCGTAGTCGTAGTCGTCTTGAATCTCGTTTTCTTCATTACTCATGATGACAGTGCATTCCATATTGGTACGATATCTGTGATCGTAAAGCTGGCATTAGATGTCTGTGCAGAGATCAACTCACCGATTTCAAATCGATCGTCGGGTACGACTACGGTAATCGAGTTACTGGTCGGTTCTCCGGATATAATCGCAGTCGCACCTGATGTCTGCCCGATGACACTCTCACCGTCTTGAAGTGGGCCGTTCGATAACGAGTCGAATGAAAGAATCGCTCCCTCATATATCTGCGGGTCATATGTGGGAACTATACTAAGATTTTCGTCACCCTCGTCAGCTCCGGCTGGAGAAATGGTGTATCGTATCTGAGTGTACGGAGTACCTGTAGACGTCATATCGGTGTCTGCGATATTCGTCTTTGTTTCTCGAATGATTGCGGTGTCATCTGACAGTGCGCCATAGTACTTGATGCGCGTTTCAAACGAGAGTGTATAGATGATCGATCGCCGTGCGGTATACTCACCTTCATAGTCGTCGGTCATACTAACAGAATTTAAAACGAACGGCATATCAGACTTAAAGTTGTTTTCTACCTCGTTGACAGTGACGGTGTACTCGGGCTGAAAGAACGGCAAAATCTGTTCGAGTATCTGTAATGCATCGTCCGTATGCTTTGAAATAATACTGAGTTCAAATCCGAGTCGATACGTTGATGGATAGAACATCGTTCTTCGCGACCCGACAGTCGATCCTGGTATTGTATACTTTGTTCCGCGCGTGAGACGAGTTGATTCATCGTAAGAAATATCAGTAATCTCGAATGACATGCGCGGAAGTTTAATTGCCAGTTTTGGATCCGTAAGATTCTGCTCGTTACGAATACGAGAAAGAAACTTTTCGCGCGGTCCGTACGACAGAGGTACCTTTATCGTCGAGATCGCGTTACCCGATCCGTCGCGCTTGACCACTTGTATATTATTGAACAACGTACCAAAGACCGCGACGGCACGGCGAGTGTGTTCATTGTAAAAATACGTGCCGAACATTATCGCTCCTGAACCTCTCCGAAGGGATTGCTTTCGCTAAAGTCAATGATCTGATCCGCGTCGATCTCAAAGCGAGAATTGTCTGCGAACGGATCCTGTTGTATAAACTTATCGTCATCATCATAGATGTCATATACATCGGTCACATCCCAGCCGGTGTCAGAGTTGTCTTCCTCAAGATAAACTGGTCCGAACTCGGTACTGAATGTGTTGATCGAACCGTCGGATACGGATATCCCAACAAGACTGAGATCGGCCTGTCTCTCAACATCACTCTCTTCTGCACGGGTCTGAACAAAATCTGCGACCTCGCCCGTCACGCGAATCTCTTCGTCTCCTCCACTAGCAGCTTGAATGATTTGATATACCTTGGATCCGGCTGCGAATCCTGTGGATCCACCAGTGACCTGTACGACAGTTCTCGCCGCGCTTTCTCTTTCAAACTCATCGACATTCGTATATCCGGTCTCAAACTTCTCGCCCGAGTACTCATAGAGCTCGCACTGCAGTTCATACGTCGGTAGATTCGAGAGACGATAGAAAGGTTGTTCGTGTTCAACAAAGTTGATCTGAAAGAGTGAGTTCGAAAGCGGAAGGTATATAAGATCACCTTCTCGCGGTCTTTCTTCTTTTACTGAGTTAACATCTATATCAACAAGTTGTCGAAATCTTCTTCTTGCAACAATGAAAGTAGCCTGGTCACGTATTTCTAATCCAAACTTAGAAAGAAGATTGCCCTCGCCCTCAAATCCTTCGGTATTCGCGATGTACATTTCAACAGCGTACGCATCATTGAACTGCGAGTACTCTTCGTTAAGAATCTCGTCGGTCGTGATTGCATTACGCGGAATGTATAAGACGTCCTGACCGTACATGCGAAGCCCCTCGATAATCAAGTCTTCGAAAAGCATCTGCTCCGATCTCACAGCAGGCGAGAAAAATACGTTAGTAGGCATACGAGTTTATCAACCTACAAAAAAGTCCACTGGAACCTCATACTTCAACTGCATCTCCTCCTCGATCTGACGAAGTTCTTCGGTGGCCTCGTCATACATCTGCTGACCGTTGAGAGTCACACCGCCAGGCAGTTCCATACCCTCGAACTTTTTGAGATTGATGCCCCATTGACGTTTAATGAGAGCGGTAAGATATCGCTTCAAAAACATATCGTTATAAACATCAGGGAATGTGTCAGGATCGACGACTCGATATCCTTCGACGATAAGAAAATCGCCGACTGCAAGGTATCTTTCCCAGTCAATATTAAGATAAATGCGATTCTGATGACGATTAAACTCGACCTGTGGAGTACCGTTAATCATCATATCAAGAGTCGTGATGTACTGCTGAACATGGACATAGTTGGCCAGAGTGCCTGCAAATCCAAGATTGTACATATCATTTAACGCCATCTGATATCGTGCGTCGAACATCGAGATCGATGAGTTTTCGTATGTAAATGGCATTACACGCACTGCATTGAGAACCGCATCAGGAATCTCGATGTATCGATTGTCGATATCGTCCTGCGTTACCTGATGTTTAAAGAACTCATGAGCGATCGCATCGGAATGGTACTCACGATAGAACTGAAGAGCCTCATCAACTCGATCCTCGATCTGATCCTCATCGACGTTAATCTCAAGCACAGGTGCACCGAGATTTCGAAGACAATAGTCGATTAGAGTTTGTCTGGAATTAGGTATCACTTTTCTTTTCTCTTATGCCAGTAGAATTGTCGATATTTATTTTTAAGAACAGTACCCATTTTTTGATTAACAGTTCTTCTTTTAGGTTCAGAAAGTGCACCAACACTCATTCGAGTAAGAGCCTTACTTCGCACAAAAGGAATTACCTGCACAAGAGGTGTACCTTTCTTGACGGTATACTCCCCAGGCGATCCTGTCCATACAAACGGAAAATTGATATTGTTATAGTATGTATCTGTATCAACAATTCCATCTATGATTTTAAATCTATCCTCGAATCGATTAAGAGGTGAGGTGAATAAACAAGAGACTCCCGGAGGCGTCTTGATGACCCACGGATTGATAAACTTCATGAGTGTTTGACCGTGAGGAAGTTTATCTGCAAGAGGATAATTCTGCAGTTGAGGATAACCATGATAACCAATGGATTCGTCAAGAGGAAAATTTTCAGGAAACTCAAGCTGAAGATTCTCATCGTCAACTCGAACAAACATTTCGGACCACATCGGAATCACAAATCCAGCTGAGGCTGCCTCAAGAAATGGAATACATCGTTTGGCAGTAGAACTCTGAGGTGATTCATCAACTTGTTCTGGAAGTTTTTTATAAAACTCCGGTAACTTTTTTACTGCTGGAACAGGATGATCTAACACATCGATCAAATGTTCCTCGCAGTGAAACTCCACTGATGGTTCTTGTTGATCATCATTATTCTTTTTCAAAAAATTCATCATATGTGAAATTACCTTTATGATTATTACTCAGTCGAATCGTTGCCTAGTGCTTCCGCTGCATCTTTTGCAAGTTTATCATCTTGATTTTTTATTGCAGTATCAATTTCTTCTTGAATAAGACTAAAGTCAAAGTCATATTCTTTACCAGTAAATGGGTGACGTTCTACCCAAAGATCGCCGTCTTCTTTAATTACACATGTCACATTATCTTCTTTAAGGACTCGTGTATCAAAAGCCTCTTCATAATTCCAAAAATAAATCATTGATTCTTTAGTACGAATTATAAAATCTGTCATTATATTGCTCCTTTGTTTAATTAGGTTTTAATACAGGGCAGTAAGGCCACGTTGCGGGGGCGTGTCTCTGAACCACCTGTACTGCTTATGCTGTGAGTATGTCCTCCAGCATTACTAGTAGATTGAGTGTCAGTGAATCTGTTATCATAAGGCAGATGACCAAGATTGGCTGATATAGGACCATCCGCGTAATTTGTGATATTATGAGAATGATTACCAGCATTTGATGTATTATGATTGTGCGACGCAAATTCGTCTGCTTGGTTTGATCCAAACGCACGCCCAGAATCTACACCACGCCCATCATCCCAACCTCGAACAAACTCGCCACGAAGATCTGGAAGATTAAATGTGGTTGAACCATCGCCTGTTCCGTATATCGTGCCAAGAGCGGCAAATAAGTTAGCGTATTGTGTTCTAGATACAGCAGAACCGTCAGCTTTGAGCCAACCATTTGGAACGGTTTGCATGGCAAAAAATTGCACCGATCCTGTCATGGCTCCAATATCTTGAACAACTGTACCAAGAGTATTCTCAATATTATCTATAGTATCAGCAAGGTTTTCTGGAATCAACTGACCGATTGTTTCCTCGAGCTTAATGATATACGCAACCGCATAGTATGGAGGAAGGTTCTTATCAACACCAGAGACACCAGTCGAAGATACACTAACAGAGTGAGTGTGAGATCCGGTGTTGTTTGTAGAAATATTGTGAGAGTGTCTGCCAGCATTATCAGTGCGACCGTCGCTATCAACAGAATAGTTAGAACTAAAAGATCCTCGGTCAGTGTCACCAAATCTTCCCGGAACTCTACCGTGTGTGTGATTACCATTATTGCTCGTATTACCGCCGTGCGAGTGAGAACCGGCGTTTGAAGTATTACCGGTATGAGTGTGCTCAACGACTACCGCATCTTTCGACCCACCAGTATCTCCGATAGAATACAGTGATCCTGCACCGACAATGAAACGGTCTCGCATATCGGGCGAACCGTTTGTGCCATCACACAGTTGCCATCCTTCAGGTATATCACCTGCTGAACCAGACCACATTGCGATCGCACCGATCGGAAATGTGTCGACAAACGTCGTAGTGCCGGATCCCGGACCACCAAGTGCACCCCACCCTGAGAGAGTCCCATCATAGTTACCCTCAAACGCGCCAGTGACGGTATTAAATCGAACCTGACCTCGAAGAGGTGTCACAGGTCTTTCGATGTTATTTCCTACTGGAACTTTAATCGCAGACGTGCCTGAGAAATCAGTATACTCTGTAAACTCCTTGACACCTGTGATTACTTGATTAGAGTTGATGGTAACAAAAAACGACTCGTTCTGAGAATTAAGTCGTAGTTCACCCGCCGCTGTTCCAGTGTCTAAAACAGCAATCGAACCAAGACCAAGATTGCTTCTCGCTGCTGGAGCAGAGGACGCTCCTGTACCACCGTCCGCGATTTCAAGATCAACGATACCAGTGATTGAACCTCCGGTAATGTCGACATCATCAGAATCCTGAGCCGCCATTCCAGAAAGTTCAAGATTTGCCTTGGCCGCAGTCGTATCCGTTAGATCAGATAGATTATTTGATGCCTCTAACTTATTGTCAGCAAGAGAAAGAAAATTGCCATCAATTTCTGCGTTTGTAAGCGGAGAACCTTTTACTGTGGCGCCTGTTCCAGCAGTTTCTCTTGTAGTTAAAGTTGTTGCCATGAGATTACGATTCCGTATTCATAATTGTTCTAATATCTTTATTTATACATTTTGAACAATGTCTTCTTCATCACATCGAGTTCCGTATTGAATTTCTAGTATAAAATCGTTTGATTCAAAATCTCCATACCTCTAGATTGTTATATTTCTGTAAGATGTCTGGAGGAAGAATGGTATTTCTTGGAGTATACTCGACTTTCTTTTTGACATTATGAAATTTTGGATTCTGTTGTAGTATAGAAGAGATCAACGTAGATCCCGATCTAGGAAGACCAGTAATAAAATGATATATTTTTTCACTCATAATATCAACCTTTCAAATGGAGATTTTTAGTATACTATAATGAATTAATCATTAGTATTGTATTTTATTGATTCGAGATTTGAATCGTCAGTTAAGGATTTTGTTATATCTTGTGAAATTTTAAGTCCGCCATCCTTTTCATATCTTTCAATAGTTTTAATAGGACCAAGAATATTTGCGACTTCTGAAGGGCTGGCGCCAGGTCCAACTGCGGCTGCCCTATTCTTTAGAGCAAGAGGAAGACTTTCGAGCTGATGTTGATTTACATCATATGTATCAAAAGAACCATCGTCGAGTTCTTTTTTTAATTTGCTCCAGGTTTCCAATTCTCTAATTCGATCTTTGGCAACGAGTTCCATATTAGATTTTATGTAATACTTCTCTTCAAGATCGATCTGTAAAAGTTCGCGTTCCAATTCATCTTCTTCTTCTTCAATTTTTCTTTGAAGTTTTTTAATTTCTACTTCATTTCGACGATAATTAAAACTAGACGAAATGATACTTTCAAAAAAAGTATTTTGTTCTCGCACACACTGCCAATATTTAGAGGCGTTTGTAGGATGTTTGCCATCATTGAGAACGGATAAACGCATTTCGGTTTCTGTGCGAAAAATCTGTTTCTTCGACCAAGTTTCGCTCAATTCGTCTTTGATTTCAACTATTTTATTGAAATCATTTTCATCTAACAACTTCAACAAGTGTCGTTGTTGATTATCAAATGTGGGAGCAATATCTCTTAGTTTGTTGTCAGCGTGTGTAATTTTTTTTGTATTGTCTTTCATATAATAACTCTATTACAATTATTTTACTGAGGCAGAATAACCAACTCCGGACGATCGCCTAGGCGTTTTATTTTTTCTTCTAACGTTTCGTTAGCCCTGTTGTTTTCGTCCCAGTTTTGCTGCATCGTCTCAAGAACAATAGATTCTGATTCTTCAAGAGTCTTTTCTGTTCCATTGACTCTATCAATCCATTCGTCATGATCGTCACTAACGACATAGATGTTGCCAGGATGACCGCTCATGTGGCCAATCTCACGATCTTCGTGAGTAATAAATTCTTTGCCAGTATTCTTTGTTTGAACATATTTCATTCAATTAAAGCTCCTATTTAATTTAGTGGTGACCATTGACTACCGTCATAACCTTCAAACTTACCATTGTCTACATTGAATCTAATTTCACCAATCTCGCCAGATGTTGGCACGGATGTTGAGCTTATATTGTATTCTTCAGTTGAGGCACTTAAACTATTATCAACACGACCGCCAAAAGTTAAAGCAGCAGATTGTGTTCCTGCACCGGCATGATCCCCTCGCGCATCATTCAAATTTCCACCGGAAGACCAGGATGTACCGTCGTATTCTTCAGTTGTTGGATTAGGACCACTACCGCCAAAAGCTAAAGCAGCAGATTGTGTTCCTGCACCGGCATGGTTTATTCTTCCAGCACCAATCAAATTTCCACCGGAAGACCAGGATGTACCGTTGTATTCTTCAGTTAAGGTG